GGGGATTATAGGGGGTAATAGATAGGGGGTTATAGGGGGGAAGGAAGAGGGGGAAAAAGGGGGCGGTTTTCTTTCTTTTTCTCTCTCCCGGTTTGCTAGCATTTGCTAGACTTTGCTACATCGCCGCCTACTGTCGAGCTCTGGCTCGGATACGGCCAGCCGTCACAGCCTGTTAAGCGATACACCCGTGTGGGTTGATTATAGCTCCATGTTCGGATATACTTTTTCCCACACTCTCATGTGATAAGTATTGACTTCGCCATAATTGGCGTCGAAAATCTTTCTTACTTCATAACCCATATTTGAGCTTTCGCTCTTTAGTTTCCTCCAGTCAAACTTCTTGTGTGATACTCCGTTCAGATTTGCTACACGCTTAATGGAGTACCACTCCTTGCTCCTATCCAGCTCAGTCTCCAGTGCCTTTCTCTTATCCTGTTCGTCTCTCAGCGCAGTAAGCAGTTTGATGCCAAACTCCGGAGAGTTTATCATCTTGTCGATCGTGTCCGAGGTCATGTAAGCTCCGTGCTTGCGAATGCTGGGTAATACCTCACTCGTCACCCAGCGCTTGAACTTCTTTGCCCCCGGTAGTTTACTGGACAGCACCAGAGAGTACAGGCCGCTCTCGTTGATGATATACATTTCTCGGCTCTGACCTGAGTCGGCGAAACGCCGGGTCAGCTTATCCTCCGGGTCAACATGCCTCTTTAGTGCGTCGGACGTGTCGCTGTACCCCAGCGCCTGAGCCACGTCTTTACCCACCAGCCAGGGCTCTCCGCCTACTTCAACCGTCCGGATCGCCCCAAATTCAGGGTTTTCAAAGAGCTTCATTTCGTTCATGTGAGAGGTCTCCTTTCGATTTGATTGGAGAGGCGGCGGGGGAATATCCCGCCATGCGTTTCCTCTCATTGGTGCCACCGCCCGCCTCAGGTGGCGAGGAGCGGCATATGGCGGACAGTAGGGGCAGCGGCTGCACCGCCGCTACCCCCGCCATGTGAAGGAGGAAGGGGTGTGAACAAAAGTGGGAGCGCGAAGGCATACGCCCCCACGCTCCTATTTTCGCATAGTTATTATTTTGTGCTCACCACATGTTGTAAAAACAGAATATTTTTAACAATATAATGAAAGGTTAGCCTTAATCAAAATATCCCAAGCTCACATTGTAATATTTTGCAATTATCAAAAGATTTGATATCGTTGGCTCATGCTCTCCCCTCTCGTATCCTCTCAATGTGTTGGGCCCCAAACCCATCAACTGCGACACAATATCAACTCTTTTCCCCGGCTCTTTTTCTTCCCTTAACTTTATCAATTTCTCCGGGAACTTGTTCAAGGGCTATCTCTCCTTCGGCGGTTCAGGGAGGGGTATCCAGTGGGTGATTTTACCCGCACGGGGCCCAATATCCGTCATCCATTCACCCCACAAAATCCAACCTACAGATGTTCCAATGCGCTCACAACGCACGATAACTCTCTGCTTTTCCTCCGGCAATCTCTCCTTGACACTGATCCACTTACTCATGCCGTCAATCCTCCTCGAAGTCGTAGTGGTCAAATAGCCACCGCAATGCCGCCACTAACTCCTCCTTGGTGATGCTGTTGTGCGTCTCCATGTGGGCCACATGGTCAATGGCAAGTACCCGTGTTTTGAAAGGGATGCTTTTATCGGTCAGCCCTGTTTTTACAATATTTATGGCCTGACCGAGAGAGACATTGAAAGTCGGGAAAAGGATTTTACTGCTCATGCTGTCCGCCCTCCCCATCACTTTTATATCTCATAGTCGGGAAAAACCACATCCAAAGAAACGCCCACCACATACCGAAGCGGCAGCAAAACAGAAGGACAAATGCCAGAAATGCCATGTATGATAAACAGGCAAATGCCATTTCGAGCGCCTTCACTGTCCGCCCTCCCCGTCGTGGATGGAGCCCTCCATATCCAAAAACTTCTGGCACATGGCCGCAGCCTGAATGGCCTCGCAGGCTGCGTTGATGGCGTTTTGTTTTAAGCATCTAATATCTTCATTGGCCGGAAGGTCACTTGTGATATTTCCCCAAGCACACTCCAAGAGTAGTTTCATCTTGCTTACCTCTTCTTCGGCCTCTTCTGCTTCTTCTTTTAGCACCGCCCACCCCTCATGCTGGCTGTGGAACTGCGGAAACCGCTCATTGGCGGCAGCCAGCTCAACGTCCACCAGTTGCCTGACGTTGGCTAATACAGCGTTCATTTCGCACCTCCGATGATTTCGTCCAGCTTAACGCACAGGCCGAGGGGCAGAGATGGGAACAAGTCACTGTTGATGTTTGCAATATGCCCGCCATGGTCGTTGCTCAGGGCAAGCGCACAAGCATTCATTCGAGCCAGATCGCTAGCTTCGGGGAACAGTTTTTTCGCCGCTTTTGCAAGTTCCACCTCCTGCTGCGTCCAGCGGGGCTTTCGGATGATGCGGTCGGGGTGGTTGATAATTACAGCCAAATCATCCTCATTGTAGCAAGGGTTCCAGAGATCTCCCGTCTTATAATATCGCTTCCCGTCTGCTCCAATCTTGAAGGCGCCTCTATTTACCTGATTTGCGCCGAAATCGTATGTAAATTCTTCGCCTACCTCAACACCCAGCACCTGCGCAATTCTTGGTTTATTCACTTGTTGTCCTCCTCCTTGATTTTCAGGTACTTTTCGATGGCTTCGTCTAGGTTGGCCTCCTTGTCACGTTCGATGCAAAACCGAATATATTCCTCGATAAACTTCATGTCATTTTCGGCACCCTTGATTTTTCCCTTCCAGCCACAGGAGGGGCAGTAGAAGATATCTCCGCGTCCTCCATTTCCGCAGTTTCTGCCGCAGTTAGGGCACTCTGCATCAGCAAACATCAGATTAGCCATGGTCGGCCTCCTTTCGCTGGCCGTAGGAGCAGAAATCATCCGGGCCAAAGTTAATGCTAAACGACGCTCCGCCCTCATGGTCTGTTGCAACATCATCACTCTCACATTCCATGGTATAGTGATTGAACCACTTACAATCCCGGCACCTGACCACAGGCACGGCGTCGATGGTGGGCAGGCTATCAAACATCCGCTGCATGACAGCTCCAGTCACCCCATCACCACCAAAGCACTCTCTGGCTTTATCCGCATCAACTAGTTTCATGCTCGTCCTCCTTCTCCTTTTCCTGCTCCCTCCGCAGTGCGTCCTCGGCTTCCTTTGGGGTATCCCCAAATACACACCCGCTGTCCATATCCTGTAAAACATTGATGGCGCTTGCATAATGGGCTTTTGCCGGTTTGGGGAAGCGCGCACTGCACATATACACCCATCTCGGAGGCTTGAATGGCAGCACCACGCACCGCCCTTCATCGTCGGCCTGCTTGAGTTCGCGGAGGCGGTCAATGGGGCCGAGAGCACGATATTGCTCTAACTCTTGCTTGTCCAATCTTAGGCCGAAAACCTCACCCTTAAGTTGTTCAATTTCTCCTGGCTCCAAGCCAGTCTCCTCATAGGCTGCGAGGCGGTCAACGTGCGGACCGTAATCTTCTCTTCCTTCGGCATCGATAGCTACAAACCATTTTCCACCACCATGCCAATTGTCACACCAGTATGTCAGTCTATCCATGCTCACCCCTCCTCCGGCGGCCCATCAAAGGCCGTCCAGTATCTATTATACAGCTCCATTGCAAACGGCTTGATGTGCTTGCAGTACAGATATCCATCCCTGCACCCTTCTGCAATCTCCAGGCCGCCCCATTGGAGCTGGGCTATCCCTGTTCCCTCAATGTAGATTGCGGTCTCCTGGGTGATGGATTCCAGCTCTGCGCGGGTGTATTGGTGTCTCATGGCGATACCTCCGGCGGGCGGCTGGCAATTTCATTTGCCCTGTTGCAGATACTTTGCAAAGTGCTATTCTTGATTTTCCCGTGCGGTGACTCCCGCAGCTCCTCCATCGTCAGCGGCTCGTTCGGCTGGGCAGCTTCCGCCAGATTTTCCATTTCCGCAAATTTCTTTGAGTAGTCTGGTTTTTCCAGCGTATACCCAGCAGCAAAAATTTCCAGTAGTTGCTCCGCTGTAAAACCTGTTACGATCTGGAGCTTTGTGTACAGCTCGTCAAGCTCTCTCACTCGATTCACCCACTCGTTCGGCGGGGTGAGGGTGGGCGCAGTGCCTGTTCCGTTTCTTGCTCCGCAGCGGCGGCAGAAAATAAAATTTTCGCTGAACGTTTGCTCCCCGAAGTCCTCTCGGAACTCATGATAATCGTGGCAATTCGGGCAGATATATTGAGTTGTACCCTTTTCTGTTTCTCTACGTATCCATCCCATCCGTTTTCTCCTTCCCGTAGGGCAACCACCTACTGTCCCACTCTTTTATCGCTCCAAGTTTTGTGAGCTTCCAGGCCGAACCAGGTATAGTTGATTTATCGCAGCGGGAGCAAAAAACGGAGAATCGCAGTCTCCACCGTCCAACCCGTCTGACTTTGGTCTCTCCTCCACAATACGGGCAAGGTTTAATCGCCCTTACCATCGTTCAGCGCCTCCTTAACCATGCGTGGGCTTCCCTTTGTGGGGATTTCTTGCGTTGGCAATAAAAGCATCCATAATAAGCGTGAGACGATTATGTTTGACTTCGCCATTTCCGTCGATATAAAAGTTTTTCATGCTCCACCGCTGGAGTTCTCGACCAAATGGATAATCTACCACGATATCCTGACCAATCAGGGCAATAAATTCAGGTCTGGTCATCTTTCGGCACCTCCTATCTCTTCAGCACCATGTCCACGGCCTCGTCCGTCATGGGAGCGCCGCAGTTAGGACAAAATGGTGTTCTACTCCAAAAATAGCTTATTGGATACCCACACTTTGAGCATTTACACATTTGCTCCACCTCTTTGTTGGTGTTTATCCATTCTCCCCGCACCCGCTCCACCTGCTCACGGCTGACGGGGCGGAGGGCGGAAAGGGCGAGGTTAAGAGCTGCAATTCGTCTTTCTGCATTTTTAACTCCATCAGCCATTTGGTGTGACACCAAAAACGTGCTTGGGTTATCTCTCATAACCTCATTCTGTCGCTTGCTTTCCGCCAAAATGTCAATCGCTTCTTCCCGCGTCACGGCTGGGCCTCCAATCTCTGCAATTCCTCCGCGCTCAGAATCGGCGCGCGGGTGTTCCAGGCCAGGCGGGCTTGCGCCTGTGCCTCCTCAATTCGCTGTTTCGCCGCCTCAAAATATCCGGGGTCTAATTCTATGCCAATAAACTTCCGCCCCGTGTTGACACAGGCAACGCCGGTGGATCCACTTCCCATAAACATATCCATAACGGTTCCGCCATCAGGAGCAATAGCCATTAAATGCTCCAACAACTCGATAGGTTTTTCAGTCGCGTGTATCCGTCTAGATGTTGCTTTCGGATTACAAACAAAATATCCTTTGTAGTTTCCACCCTCATTTGGAATATGTCCATTTGATGCCCAAACACAATATTCGGCGTTTTGCGTAAACCGCCCTTTTTGTGGTCTCGCTGCGGTTTTAATCCATGGAATAACCCCCCGGTACACAAGCCCGCCGCACTGCACGGCGTCAATAGTCGCTGCCAACTGCCTCCAATCGGTAAAGATGACTGCGATGCCGCCTGGGCGCATCTTTTTTTTCGCAGCAGAAACCCAAAATGTTTCCCAAAGCGTAAAACTGCGTTGGTCTCGATTATCCCCCGCAAAATCAGGCTTGATATCTTTTGTGTCTGTGCTTTGATATTTTTTACTTGATCCGTTCGCTCTATCAGAGCGATACATTCCGCCGCTGGAATACGGAGGGTCAGTCAGCACCATATCCACGCTACCGTCCGGGATGTCTTGCAGTAGTTCCAGGCAATCTCCCTGCATCAGCACCACCCCCGCATCCGTCAGCCGCTTGGCCGCCTCTCTATCGCCCAACAGGGCGCGCGTCTTATCGTCCATCGTTCGGTTCCTCCTTTATCAGCGGCCATTGAGAAATGCCATCCTGGCTTGCGGAGACCTACTGTTTGATGGCAGGTTATTCCGAGCCCTCCATGCGGCGATTGGATTTTTTGATAAGCCAAAGTGCTTCCCAATCTTGATATCGCTCATGCCCTTCTGGTACAGTTGCATACATGTTGCCTCGTCAAATACAGCCTTTGGCCTCCCGTTTGGATTCGGCGGGGTGCGTTGAACTGTCTTTTTCTCTGTGCAGCGTGCGCCCGGCGGGCAGATCAAAGAGCGTGCATGCCCGGTACAGCCTATGTAGTCGCAGCAGTACAGCCCGGCGGTGATATAGCACCTGTAGATGCAGTTAGCACAGTGCTTGTCCATGCCCTACACCTCCACCACATGGATTCCGCGCCCGGCCATGAGCTTTTTCTTTAGCTCATATTCCTTGGTTCGGAAGCCCTTCACATCTTCCACCACAGGCAGCCAGTGGACGGCGCCCGTGCAATCCGGCTCTGTAGGCCGCTCATATGAAAAGTCGGCCCGGTACTTGATGGCCCGAACACGCTCGCCCAGCGGTGTCGTGAACGCCTCCTGGAGTGTGAACTCCGGCTGGAGCTTCAGATCCCGAATCTCTCCGGCACAAAGCCGAAGCATGAGCTGGTCATACCGTGCGGCCTCTTTCTGACTATCGAAAGTGATGCCATTTCGCACCGCCTTCTTGTTGCCGTATTTATTCACAAGCCAAGGCCCCTTTCATCAAGAATTTCCATCCAGGCCGCCCAGGTCAGCCCTGACTTTTTTGCCTCTTCCCAAGTGCCCGGAACCCCGGTCGCCCGGCACTGACGGCGAAGCTCCTGCCACCGCTCCCGAAGGGCTTCTACCGCGTGGTCTATGTAGCCACCTGTCAGGGGCGGAGGTTGGTGCGGCATTTGTGGGAGCGGCGGGCATCGGGAGGAGATGTCCGTCACATCTGGCCAGAACTTCTTCTCCCGGAAGTAGGCCGCCACCGCCGCCCGAACGTCCTCGACGGCATACGGTTCCAGCACCAGCGCCCAGGCCGATTTCAGCGTTGTGTCCTCGGCACGGGGGTCGTTTGGGCGGAAGATGGCCAACAACTTGAACAGATTGTCCGTATCCTCTCGGGTCACAGCGTCACGTCCTTCCTGTACTTCTACCGGAAGTCTACCGATAGAAGCCTTCTTCTCCTCCAAATTACCGCCATTCTCTCAGGAGAAGGAGGAGGAACGGGGGGATAATAGGGGGATAGAGATAGGGGGTGTGGGGGAAAGAGGAAGGGGGGCAGAAGGGGGGCGGTCGTCGGAATACTGCACGGGGCACACCCCGCCGTCTATCCCTGTTCGCCCTGGCTCTTCTGACCGATACGCCTGGATGCGTTGTAGATTAAAATGGCAGCTCCCCATCGTCTTCCGTCAGCTCCGCGAACTCCGCCCCACCGGAACCTGGCTCCGCCGGAGGCGGTGTATAGGCCCCGCCGGATTCCGCATCCCGCTTGGAGTCGCCAAAGTACACATGCTCGGCCAGCACCTCGGCGGTACGGCGCTTGTTGCCGTCCCGGTCGGTCCAGTCCCGGAGCTGCAAACGGCCCTCCACCACGGCCATACGGCCCTTGGTGAAGAAGCGGGAGACAAACTCCGCCGTCTGCCGCCAAGCCACAATGTCGATGAAGTCCGTAGCCTTCTCTCCGGTCTGCTTGTCCTTGAAGTCCCGATCCACCGCCAGGGAGAAGGAAGCCACAGGGGTTCCGGACTGGGTGTGACGCAACTCTGGGTTTTTAGTTAGGCGGCCCATAAGTACAATCCGGTTCAGCACACGTAGCCCTCCTTCGTAATAAAGGCCCTTAGTTCATCCGGACTGTAATAGACCCGTACTCCGATTCTGACGCACCGGATCTTTTTAGCGTCTCTAAGCTCGTCCAATGTATCCACACTGATGTTCAACACATCAGCAGCCTCCTTGCGCGTAAGCAGCAGCTTTTCCATATTATCCCCTTTCTCGGTTGTCTGAGGCCCATTGTATGCGCTCTCTGCGCAAAACGGGGCAGGTGTAGTAGTGGGGCATCCAAGCATATTGGGGACGCTCCTGGCGGCCTGGGGTGTAGAGCTGTCCGTACACCAGATCCCGGTGCTTGACCAGGCGGAACTTCCCGCCCCGGATAAAGAGCACCGGGGTCTGGTCGCAGGGTACCCAGCCGTCCACGTCAGTCTTTCGCCATTGGATCGGCGCACCGCATAGCGGGCAGATCACCCACGGCTCCCTCCGACGATGGGTCAGCCACGGCCTCTCCCTGGTCGGCATAATCCTCTTCACGCCCCTCTCGGAATTCGGGCATCAGGCGGAAATACGGCCGGATGGCGAACAGCCGCTTGGTAGCCCGGCAGTAATCGCAGAACCCGCAGCGGGTGGGCCTCATGGAGCCGTCCTTCACCCGCTGGATACGCTGGATGCGCTCTTTGATCTGCTCCAACTCGTAGTCATACCGCTGGCGGTGGTTGAGCTCCAGCACGTCCTTGTCCGGGTAATCCTGCTTGGATATGGCGACGATAATAAAGTGCGGATCCGTCGGGTTCCCGCTGAACTGCTTTTCAATCTCGGAGTATACGGCGGCCCGCATCATGTAGCCGTAGGCGTCGATAAAGGTCACCTTTTCGTGGAGCTCGCTGCTCCACTTGAGCTCGTTGATGTTTGCCACGGTCTTGTAGTCAATGATCAGCCGCCCGTCCGGCGCGTACTTGTCCACCCGGATCCGCCAGGGAACGCCGAATAGCTTCCCTGTCATGATCATCTCGTTCTCGCCTGGGAGATCCAGGAGAGAGCGGATCAGGGGATCCCGCTCCGCCGTCTGGATCATCTTGTCGGCCTGCTCATAGGCCGCCCGCTTCCCGGTAGCCACCACCGTCTCCAGGCCGGTGGCCTTGTCTTTGAGGGTTTTGGTCTTGTAGATCTCCTCAAAGTGCTCCTGGCAGAACTGCTCATGGGCCTCCGGGCCCTCAAAGTGCGTGTGGAAATAGTTTCCCACCAGGAATGCCTCCTTGGGCTCGTCCACCCACCGGCCCTGGAGCTTGGCCATCTGCTTGGCCTCGCACTCGCACCATCCCTGGTACTGGGAGCACGACATATATGCCCAATCCGCCTCTGGGGTGTAGTAGTTATCCCTTGTCAGATCCATTGGTACCTCCCATGGCCAACTGCTGGTTCAGTGCGTTCAGGCTCTCCGCCTCACTGTCAGAGGGGAGTTCGGCCTGCTCCTGGGCCGCTCCGAAGGCATCTCCAGGCTTGACAAAACCATCCTTGATGGCGGAGTACAGATGCTTAAGCTTCACCGCGTCGTTCTTGGACAGCTTGCCAATCTCCTTGCCCATCTTCTCTTCAATCTGTGCCGGAGAAATTGCAAATTCAGAAAAGGCGGAAACTAGGCTTTGAATCACGTCCTCCATGCTACGCCCGTTGGTCATGGACTTTTTCAAGGTCTCCTCACAGGCGGCCACGGCGGCATCCACATACCAGCCGGGCATGACTGCCAACAGACAGGCCCGCTTCCGTCGGGCCCCTTTGTTAGCCACCATCTCGTATATATCGCGCTCGTCGGTGAGTTTGTAGCTGCCGCGCTTGGTGGTGCGCTCGTGCTTGACAGAAAAGGTCTTCTCATCGCTAACATTGGACTCCAGATCCCAGGCATACGCCTTGATCATGGTGCTGCCGTCGTTGGCCTCAATCTCGTTGACGCCGCTGTCGATATTGCCCCAGTGGCGGGCCAGCACCTCCACAAGCCGGATCGAGGGGCCTTTGACCACACTCTCCCCTTTGGGGAACTCATACTGGGCAGACTCGGCCAGCTCCGGCCGCTCACACTCCCGCAGAACATTCTGCAGGGACCAATCGGGATCCCGAGGGAACTGCCGGGCAAGGTACATCTTGCCCTTAATCTCCGAGAGTGCCTTGCTCTCCTGGTACTCGCCCATGCGGCTCTGCTGGTTCCGGTTCATCAGACTGGTATCCATGTTCGATTTCCTCCTTGCAAATTTGGCAAATTTCCTCATCATCGTATGGATATAGATCATTCCCGCACCTGGCACAAGTCCCAATGGGGTGTTTCAGTTGTTCGTCCCGGAGCGGATCCAAATATAGGTGTATCATGACGGAATGGCTGCATATGGCCCATCCTCGCCCATATAAAGAAATCCGGTTCGGCCATCCGAGAGGCGGATATGTATTGTCCCGTCCAGGGCGTTAATCTCGTCGATTGGGTAGCCGATATTCTCCATCGCCCAGCGCAGCAGGGCTGAAATATTTCTGGTATTCAGCATTGACTTTCCCTCCTTCGTGCCCTAAAATAAGGGCAGATGTTCTTTCTCTTGCCGCCCTCTGGTCTCGCACACCGGGGAGCGGCGCTTTTATTCGTAAATAACGGCTTCCGCCCGTGTAATAAAGTGATGAATGCCAGTGGAGCACTCGTTCCATCGGTTATCGTCGAAATCAGTCACCTCAACGGTTTCGCCTATGGCATAAACAAAGTTCGGATCATAATTGCTCTTTACCTGGCCGCCAGCAGGATTTCCGTTGATATCTGTGATACTCAATACCTTGGCCTTACTGGCGCGGCATTTTCGGCTAGTAGCGGAGGACCGGCGTGCATCTGCGGGGATTTCCAACTCCACAACAAGGCCACTTGCCTTTTTATAGCCGATATAAGAGCCGGATTCCGGACATTGCAACGGATAGAACACCGTATAAATATTCCACATCATTTGATCTATAGATGCC